TCTGCTGCGACGAGCTTGACGAGCCGAAATAGTACGCCACGACCTGTTCGCATTTGGCGCTGACGAACCCGATCAGCGTGCCGACAGTAGTAGCCATCAACGGATCCTTCATCCCATCGACGTACCCGAGCAACACGAGGAACACCGTCGCCATGAACCCGGCGACCACGACAAAAGCCAGCACGCGAGGCATCCAGTCTCGCACCTGCGCTTCGCGCCGCCTGGCGCTGTCGCGGTCCGACGCGGCGATCTTCTCAAGGTCGATGTCGAGCTCCCGCATGCGTACGGCGAAGTCCTGGTCAGCCTGCTTGAGCGCCAAAAGCTGGTCGGGCGTTGCCGCCGCCATCGCCTTCGATACGTCCTTCTCGCTGCTTTCCGCCGGCAGCCCGAGCACGTCGGCGACGACCTTCATCGCCATGCCGCCAAGCGGTCCGCCGATGGCGGTCGCGATGGTCGGCGCAACCGCACCAACGATCTTGAGCAGGTCCATTATTTATTCTCCAGTAGCGCGATGCGCTTGTCGAGCTCGGCTCGAAGCGCGCTTATTTCGTAGCGAATTGCAGCCCTTGCAGCCGCAGCGTCTGCAGCCATGTCGAGGCGGGATTTGTCGATCGCCGCCATGCCGCGCTCACGGTCTAGTGTCATGGCGGCGCGCGACAGCGCAGCGTCACGTTCGACGCGGTCAATCTTGTCGTTCAAATTCTCGCGGATCTGCGCCATATCGATGGTTGTGCCCTGCGGCGGGATGGCCTTGTTCTCGGCGTTCACCACCACCGCAATCTTGCCCTTTAGGACGATGATCTCGTTGTGCGCGCTGCTCAACGAGGTCATGAGGTAAACAACGCAAGAGAACAAAATAGGCACGGCCGCAAACACGACCTTCTCGACAAGCGCGCTTTTAGAAGCGGATGCAGCCATCGCTTCGCTTATCGCAGCTTGCTTTTCCTCTTGCGTCGGCATCGTCAACCTTTTTTGTTCCAAAGATCAAACAGAGCCTTGACCTTCTCCTCGATCACGAGGACGCGCTGGTCTAGCTTGGCGAGCACGATCACGAGCGTGATGAACCCGATCGCAAGCGGCCAAAGCTTAAGGACAGCTTCGAGCGCTTCCATCGATCACGCGGCGGGCTTTCGGAAGCGGCTGATGATGTGCTGAACGGTTTTCGTCTCGTAGATGCGGATGCCGGTCCAGATGATCGTGAAGACCGCCGCGAGCGAAGGGAGCCATCCAGCCACGGTAGCAACCGCAGTGCCAAACGATGCCGCGTCGATTGCGTGCTTTGTGGTCTCGTTCACGGTGCCACCTCCTGCTTGGGCGGACGCAGCGCAGAGATCTGCGCCTCGATGCCTTCAAGCCACGCCTTGCCTTCCGGCGTGAGCACAGCTTCGCGCAGTCGGCGGGGCGTAATCAGCGCCTCCAGGTTTCGAATCTCGTCGAACACCGTCGGGACATACGGCGTCACTGGCGGCTCGGGCTCCGGCAGCTCGACCGCGCCGAACGCCATGCGCTCGTCGTGGTTCATGGAGCGCAGCCAGTTGGACGGATACCGCACGCCGCCCATTTCGAACTCCTGGTCGATGCGGACGGTCTGGCCGTCAGGGAGCGAATACCTCATGGGTTCACCTGCGAGTTATTTGGTTTCTTGCTCTGCACGAACCTCTGCCCGGCCGTCGCCGTCCACGAGTTCGAGCCGCTTGCGTTGTAGCTGGCCGAGCTGCTCCGCAGCTTGAACCCGCCAGCGGTCTTGTCCGCGTGCGTGCCGAAGGTCACGGCATTGCCGTTGATCGTCAGCGTGGCGGGGTTGCCATTGGCCCAGATGAATGGGCCGTCAGCGGCAGCATTGCCGGTGAAGGAGCCGCTGACCGTCACGGCTGCGCTGGTGACGTTCTGCGTGTTAAGCGCCTTGAACCCGCTGGGCGGCGTGTAAGCGAAGGCGCGCTGGCCGAAATTGATGCGGCAAGTGACGGGCGTCACGGAGCCATAGCCCGCCATGTAGGGAAACCATGTCGTGCCGCTGAGGCCGGTCCAACGCGGGTCCGTGTTGGTCGCGGGATTGGCGGTGCCGCTACTATTGAACCATGTGCCGTTCTTCCCGACCCACATCGAGCCGTTGTCCATATCGACGGCAACTATGATGATGTCGTTGGCTGCGGGCTGACTTGCTCCAGTCCAATTGGCTCCGCTCGTTATTGCCTGATTGGTGCCAAATTGATTGATGCCGCTGTTGAACGAGTTGAACCAAGAACCGAACTGGTAGGTCCGCGTTGCTGCGCTTGATGCGCCAGTCACAAGGTTGGATGCGTTATCGGCAATGCCAAGACCCGTCCCGTATCCCAGCGCGGACACGGTGACTTCCCAGTACCACTTGCCGGTCGCTGGCATAGCAACAGTTGCGCGGATTGCCTGCACATCAGTCGCCGGAACGGCGGCCATGTTGGCCTCGCTGACCGTCACAGATGCCTTGTCGATGGCAGACCACACCGCATAGTTCAGCGTCGGCGTGTCCGTCATCTGGTCGAACGTCACGCCGCTCGTCACCGAGATGCCGCTGGTCGTGAAATTGTTGGCGTTGCCGCTGCTGTCGTTTCCGATGGTGGTTGTGGAGGTGGCGTCGGCGAACTTCAGGTAGAAACCGTTGTTGCCGTAGGTGCCGCTGTACTTCTTCGCAACCCACACGCCCGTTGCGCTGTCCGTCTGGCCGAAGCTGCTGGGGGTAAGAGCTTGGCCGTCGATGAAGTTCATTTCAGACAGATAACCATCGACATATGTCCCGCTGACCGTATCAGACATGATGCGATAGGCGGTCGATGCTGCGTTCAGATAGCTGTCGTAGTTGAGCGACGGGTATGTACCAGACAGATACGTCATGGCAGTACCGTTCCAGTAGACCTTAACTCGGTCACTTGCCGTCGCCTGCGTGGTATCGATGGCAACAACGAGGTGGCCCCATGCGCTCGGATCCCGAAAGAGGCCTGTGAATTGGATGTCGTTTGTCGCGTCATTGCGGATGAATAGACGACCTCCGAAAGAAGTTATGTTCCAGCCAATTATTCCGTTATTCGCGGATGAGCTGACCAGAGCAATCTGTGTAGACGACGATAGCGATGGAGCGGCCTTGATCCATGCGGAGTAGGTGAAGGTTCGCTTTGATGTCGGAGATGCCCCGCTGGTGCGGCTCAGATACGCGCTGTTGGCCGCGCGAAACCGCAGCGAGTAGGGGATCTGGTAGCCCGCAAGCGAGGCCAGCAGCAGAGCGTTGGCGGAGCCGGGGACGATCATGGCGTCACTTCACGTCGTTGAGCATCGCCGCGGTGATGCGGCTGGCGCTTTCGACATAGTAGACCAGCACGTCGACGGCGCCTGCGGTGGTGGTCAGCACGGGCAGCGTGCCGCCGGCGAACTTCCAGTTCGTGCCGTAGGCCAGCGTGCGGCCGCCCGATCCGTCCTGGGTGATCACGATCGCGCCGGATTGGCCTGCGGTCTGGTTGGACGGGTTCGCCAGGGTGCGTGCGCCGCCGATCGTCAGCGAGAAGTTGTTGCTGACCGCGAAGTCCGCGGTGATGGTGGCCGCATCGGTCAGGACAGACACCGCGCCGCGATTGCCGGCGGTGAAGGAATTGACGTCGGCGAGCCCCGGGACGGCGAGCGCGCTACGAGCTGCCGAAGCGGTGGTGCTTCCAGTGCCGCCGTTGGCGATCGCGACCACGCCGATCGGCGAGCCGCTGAAGCGCTGGTACCACTCGCACCGCCAGTTGCCGCCGCCCAGCGAGACGAAGCCCGCCGTGTCGCCCGCTGCGGTGGTGATCGAGGCGCCGCCCGGCAGGATGAGCGAGGTCGCGTTGTAGGTCAGCGTCAGGATGTCGTCGAACTTGAGCACCCGGTAGATGCCCGCCGTGACGGTGTCGAACGCGGTGATCGTCGTCGTGCCAGAGACCGCGAGGTACTCCGCATTCGCCGCGCCGATGTTCGTCGTCGAGGCCGATGCGATGGTCGAGCTGGTCTGGATTGAGCGCGTGATGGACAGGAGCTGGAACTGCGTGCCGTCGTAGACCACCAGCACGATCGCGCCGTTGATGATGTCGCCAGCCGCCAGCGCAGCCGTGCCGCGGGTGATGTTCTTGGCGCCCAAGGCGTCGATATTGAGCGTCGTGGCGCCGGTGTTGGTGCCAGAGGCCGCAAACCAAAACATCTGGCCGGTGGCGTATGAGGTCAGGACTGGGTTGGCCGACGCAGCGATGGTGTCGATGCCGCTGACATTCAGAAGCGACGAGATGTTGCCCTGAAGCTGCGAAACCTTGACGCTGTCATTTGCTGCCGTACCAGCTCCTAGTCCGGTCAACTTGTTCCCACCCATTGGGATGTTGGCGGTCGCCGTCGTCTGACCGTCCTTCGTGATGCAGGTGGTCAGGCCGGTGGCGAGATCGGCGGTCAGTGCATTGAAGGCAGTGGCCGTGATGATCGTACCCGCGACGACCGGCTGGCCTGCGGTGTTGATCTGGAAGGTGCCGGAGCCGTTGAAGCTCATGGTGAGACCCCTTGCTGCGAGAGGATGCTTGCGAGAGCGGCGCGACGTGCGTCAGCGGAAAGCGGCGACGGGCCGGCGAAACGCTGGTTCATGAGATACGCGCGGCCAGGGGCGGACTGGATGGCGCGCTGCAGGGCGTAGGGGAATGCCGCTCCTGCGGCAAGACCCGCGACGGGGCCTGCAAACGATCCGACCATGCTTCCCGTGGTCATGGCTGGCGCGGACAGGGTCAGGAGGTTGGCGACGTTGAGGCGCGACGCGGTGCCGCTGTCTGGGATCTTGTCGGCAATGAAACCCGCAAGGCGGGCGATGTCGTTCAGATCGCCGCGTCCGCGACCGAAGCCGGCGGTGTCCTGCGCGCGCACCGCGCTTTTCAGCGCGCCCGCAGTCAGGTTGCCGGTCTGCATGCCGGCGCCTGCGGCGCTTCGTGCGGCCTGATCGATCGCGAGCAGATTGCGGTATTCCCGCCGCGTCTGCTGCCAGTCGCGCCTGAGGTCGGGTCCTAGCTGGCGTGCGATCGCATCGTCCAGAGCGGTCGCCATCTGGTTGATCGCCCGATTGACCTCCGGCACGCCGGCATAGTCGCGCGCGGCCCGCCGCAGATCGCTGGAGATGGCCTGGAACTCGCGGCCCGGGACATTCCTGCCCGCCATGGCGGCCAGATCCTGCAGGCGAGACACCACCACCGGCCGCACGTCCGTCGGCAGGCGCTGAGCGTAGGTCCGGGCGATGCCGCCGAGGTCCACAGCGAACTGACGGTCGAGATTGACCTGCGGCGTCTGCGCGATCAGATCGTCGAACTGGCTGCCGATGCGGGTGAACGCGCGGTCGAGCGTTTCGGGGCTGACGTCCGTCGCCACCTCGCCGGCGCGCCGCATCGCCGCGGCATTCAGCTGCTCGCGCATGCGCTGCTGCTGCTGTTGCGCCAAACCGGACGACCCCGGGATCTGCGCCAGACCAGACTCGATGCGCTGCATCATGTTGCTGCCGGTGGCCGCGCCGATCGGCACCTCCACGCCTTCGCGCTCGGCCACCTGCATCAGCCTGCGTTCTTCGGCGGTGAGGCGAGACGGGAGCGGGGTTGCAACGCGACGGGCGGCACCGAGGGCTGCCGATGGCGCCACCGATCCGGCGACGCCGCCCAAGATGCCGGCAGCGGCCTTGGCTGCCGGGCTGGCCTGCTCTCCGACGGCTTCTTGCGCCAGCTGCGCCCCGGCGCCGCCCGTGGCGCCCGTGAGGGCCTGCTGGGCAGGTGCGGCCTGCAGGACCTGCGCGAGGCGCTGGGCGGCTGGGACCGCAATCTGCCGCGCCGCGCCACCCAAGCCCGCACCAGCAGGAACGCCCGCCGCCCCCGAGATAGCCGCGCCCATGATCCGCTCGCCCGCGTCCCGAGGCTCGGGCAGGCCGATGGCCGTCGCCGCCTGCGACACGCGCTCGGCTGCCGGCTTGGCCCGCATGAAGCCGAGGCCGGGGATGTTGGACAGGAGGTTCTGCGGGATCGCTGCCACGTCGTAGGCGAGCCCAGGAAGCCCTAGGAGGCCCTGTGCGGTCGCGCGGGCGCCAAGGCCCAGCTGCTCGGCTGTCGTGCGCGGTGGGGCAGCCTGCGGGGCCTGTGGGGCCTCCTGCGGGCCGGGGGCGGCGGGCTGGACCGGCTGCGCGGGCTGCGCGCCTGCGCGCGCCTCCAGCTCGGCCAGTCGCCGCAGGGCCTGCAGTTCCTCGCGGTCGCTCATCGTGCGGCTCCAGGGAACCGGGAGCGGAGGGCTTGCAGCTCTCGCTGCTCATCGGGCGACAGCGGCTGAGACGCCGCAGGGGCGGACGGGGCTGGCGCTGCCGCAGCGGCGGGCTGGGCCGCCGGTCGCGCACCGCTAGGCTGGCGATATTCGCGGGTGCGTATGGTGTCCGCTCGGCTGATGCTCGACTTCTCGCGCTCCTCGGCCATCTTGATCGCGCGGTCAAGCAGCGAATTGCGGACGCTACGCTCCTCGAAGGCCGAAGCCTGCAGCTTGGCGAGGACTTCGCGTTCCGCGTTGGTCGGGTTGCCGCCGAAGGTGGCGCGCAGCTTGTTGAGAACCTCCTGCCCGACGATGTTGTTGAACTCCTCTGTCGCCTTTGCGCTCTCCGACGGCGAGATGCCCACCATAGATGCACCTTGCCTCTCAACATAGGAGAGAGCCGTGCCAGCCCTGCCGCCGCCGAACTTGTCGCTGAGTGCGCGAGCCTCGCGCAGCGCCGAAACCGAGTCTCGGGCGGCGCTCTCCTGCCCGAGGGCGTCGAACAGCTCCTTCTGTTCCGGCGGGGTCAGCTGCGCGGCGCGGCGTTCACGCTCTGCGCGCTGGTCCTCAAGGCGAGCCGTTCCAAGCTCTCGCTGCAGGGCTAGCGCATCCTGACGCTGCCCGGCGGCCATGCCGGCAATCATGCGCGTGTTTTCCTGCTGTGCGGCAGCCAGTTCGCGCCGCAATTCACGGTTCAGCTCGGCCTCTTCGGCCCGCGCTGCGCGCGTCCTTGCGGCCTCCGCTTGCCGTTCGGTCATCTGCAGCATCGGGCCGGCAATCATCTGCGCGCGCTGACCGAGTGTTCCGCCAAGCGCCGTCGTCGCCAGCGCCTGCCGCTCCTCCGGCGTCTTCGCGCCCTGCAGCGCCGCCGCGAACTCCTGGCCTTTCTTCACGTCGCCCTCGCGCAGCTCGCGCTGCTCGCGAGCGCCCTCTGCGCTCAAGTAGGCGCCGCCGAGGCCGGCCAGCACCTTGGCAAGCGAAGCGGTGACAGGGATCGGCGCCTGTATGCCCTGATACGAAAACGGCTCGGTCGGCTGGAATGCCTGCTGCTGGAGCGCCTCGGCGTATTTCTGCCGACGCGCGATGTCCTGCTTCTGGGCCTCGTAGGGGTCCGGCAGGTTGAAGGAGACGGCCATGTCTGCGTTCTCCTAGATCAGCGCGGCGGGCGCATGAAATACAGGCCGCCAAGACCGGCGGCGGTTCCGAGCAGCTGGCCAAGGCCGGCAGTCTGCGCGTTCAGCCCGGCCTGCTGGATGCCGTACTGCTGCATCGCATTCTGCCCCGCCGCCTGCGCCGCGCCGAAAATCGGGGCCGGAGCGACCTGCTGGCCTTGATAAGCGCCGAACTGCGGCATCATGATCTGCGAGCCGCCCATCAGGCCGATGATCTCGTTCAGCGGGACCGACCGCAGCGCCAGCTCACGCTGCAGCGCCTGCGCGCGCGCCTGGTTCTCGAAGCCCATCGCCGCCTGCTGCTCTGCCGCCGCCTGCTGGCGGGCCTGCGTGTCGAGGCCGATGCCCTGCAGCGCCGCCTGCGAGCGCAGGTCGTTCTCCTGCTGCTGCTGCTCGCGGATGGCGGCGTTGTACGCCTCGCCGCCGCGCGCCAGCCCCTGGTTGGCAAGCTGCGTCTCTAGCTGCGCGCGCGACCGCTGGATCTGGGGCTCCAGCCTCGCCATGATCGCTTCCTGCGCGGTCGTCCCGGCGTTGACCGGGGCGCGCGGCAGCCCCGACAGGTCGAACACGGTGTTGAGCTCTCCCGTGCCGGTCTGGAACGGGGTAGCCAACGTCCGCTCGGCTGTTCCGACGCCCTGCAGTCCGAGTTCCGCGAGGCGGCGGTCCACCTGCTGCTGCGCCTGCAGCGTCGCCTGCGCCTCGGGCGTCAGGGTCTGCGTGACGGTCGGGATGTCGCCCTCGTACTTGACCGTCTGGCTGCCGAGCGGGCCGTAGATGTTGGGGTTCGACAGCATGGCCGAGGCGCGCGCGGCCTCGACGTTCGCCGCGCCCTGCGCCTTGGCGGCGCCGGCATAGTCAGGGGCCGGAGGTGCGGACGCTTTCTTGCCCATGGCTGTCTCCAAGGAAGCGGCAGGTCTCCCGCCGCATGGTGTAGATGATCAGGTCGCCGCCCGGCGCGGCATCACGCAGGCAGGCCTCCTCGACAAAACCGAGGCGGCGCAAAAGTCGGATGCTGCGGATGTGGTCCGCGGAGGTCGTCGCGACGATCTTGCGCGCGCCCAACTGGCGAAACGGATAGTCGAAGATCGCCAACAGAAAGCCGCGCGTCAATGGCCTGTCGGCCGCAATCTGGCCTTCGACCGATGCGCCGTTCCAATCACGGTACGAGGCGCCCGCGGTCAGGCGCCCATCGCGCTCCCAGCCGATCGCCGACATGCAGACCGGGTCGAAGAACCCGCCGATGCGGTCCATGACCCAGTGGCCGACATGCGGGCCGGCGACGATCATATGCCGTTCCAGCCGGGCATGAATACAATGTCGGTTGCGGCCCATTCCAAAGATAAGCCATTGGACGACGACCGGAAGTTGACCGAGCCGCAATATCCGACGCCTGTCACGCCCTGCCAGTTGAGAGATATGTTTTGACCGGCGCCCCAAAAAGAGGAATCCCATATAGCGGTGTCCCACACCGCAGAAGTTGACGGCAGATAGGCGAGTGGTGCGGACGTGTCGTTAATCTGGAAATCTACGTTCAAGCCGACGAAGACCGCGGGCTGACCGTCCGCAAACAGGTTCGGCCTCGCGCGGGTGAAGATCTTCTTCTGGCCGCGAGATCCAAAATAGTTGAACGCCTGGAGCGCGCCGGCATTGATTGCAGCGCCGTCGTCTGCAAAATCGTCGGTCCACGCCTTGGCGACGTAATCGGTTCCACCGAAAAATAGATCCTGCTTGTGCAAGCAGAATGTGTTTGCGTGCCAGCCTGTGAAGTTGCACCAGCTCTGCACGATGGTGTTCATGACGTACTGTTGCTGCGAACCTACGCCGACAGGTATGTTCACCAGGATCGCATTGAACTTCGGCGCAACGCAGATCTCCCATCCAAACGCGCTGGAATAAGCGGCTGCGGCCGAGGCAAATGCTCCTTGGATCTTATCGGTAAGCGCCACGTTTTGCGGCGAAACCCGCGCGCTAAGTAGTCCCTGCGACAACGGAAACAGGCCATCGTTGGCGATGTACGCCAGATCGCCGCCGAGCTTCTGCAGGCATCTTTTGCTCATGGGCGAGCCCATCGAGTAAACGCCCACAAGCGACCACGTCGAGGCGTTTGACGGGTCGGTGCCGCGGTAGATGATGATCTCGCCCTGAGTCGTGACAAATACGAGGTTGTCATCAAGCCCGAACCCGGCGTCGATGGTCCAGACGCCGATCGCAAGCAGATATCCGCCCCTGCGCGCTACCGACGACAGGTCGAGAACCTGCGCGGCGCCGCCGACGGACTGCGTCGGCAGGTACCATGCCTTCAGCGTGTTGCGCTGGATGAACCACAACCTGTTCTTGAACAGGCAGACGTTGTCCAGCTCGCTGGTCGTGACGCCGGTGATCGCGGGCGTAGAGGCTCCGGTGATCGCCGTCCAGGTCGCGCCGTCGTAGAGCAGCGGGTTGTTGCCGCCGCTGACCGCGTACAGGAAGTTGCCACCCGGCGTCGCGACGTTGGTGCTCTCCCATCTGCTGTTGGTCAAGCCGCTGACCACCGCAGCGCCTACCGCGCCGGCGCTGGTGACGTTGTAGATCGAGTTGCTGGAGATCGCGAACAGCGACTGCGTCGTTGCGCCGTTGTACGGCATCAGCGTCTCGACCTGACCCGGCAGGTCGGTCGCGTGCTTTTGGTAACCGCCGCGCAAGACGACGTTGGTGGCGGTCGGGAAGTAATTGGTCAGCGTCACCGCATCGGTGGGCTTCATGTTCGCGAGGCTGTCGCGCGCATTCCACCCGCCGATAGGCGACGGGATCGACGCGACGCGCGCGCTCGCTTGCTTTGCGGCACGAAGGACTGGGGCGGGCCGGACCATCTCAGGTCGACCCGTAGCCGCTGTCCGGGATGTTGTCGTAGCCGATCAGCACCGTGCCCGGGCGCGGCGCGAAGGACAGGTTGGCGGCCGACATGTCCTGCGCCATCGCCGTCTCCAGCTCGCGCAGGAAGTCGCGATAGAGCGCCGTGGTATCAAAGCCCTTGGCCTCGAAATACTTCAGCTTCGTCATGAGGACCATGACGCGGTCCGGGTAGATGCAGGTGTCGTCGTCAGCGGTGAAGCTGTTCTTGATCGCGCCCGAGGACGACAGCGCCCAGCCCTTCGACCTGTACTCAAAGCCGAGGTATTCGGCGGTCGTGGTGGCCGGCCAGATCTGGAAGTACGCGCCATAAAGGCGCCAGCGGATGCGCGGGCCGGTCGAGATGTAGCCCGACAGCAGCCATTCCCACTGCTGCGGGCTCTCGGGGCCAAGCATCTCCCAGCGCTTCGACTTGTCCCACTGCGTTCGCGGTACCAGCGCGTCGTAGTCGGCCGGCAACGAGTACTTGGTCTTGGCGAAGGTGATGCTTGCCGCGGTGCCCGGGCCGCCGGGGTTCTGGTTCAGCGTCACCTGCGTGCCGCTGTCGACGGTCTCGATGAACGTGTCCTGGTTGATGCCCGTGCCGACGGCCATGTAGGTCGAGTCGAGGCCCGTGGTGTCGGGGATGCCGGTCACCTGCGGCGACGAGGTCGTCCATGTGCCGGTCGTCGTCAGGTATTGGACGGTGAAGCGGTGCGGCCGGGTCAGCTCGCGCCAGTCGTGACGCTTGAGCAGCTCGTAGCCACTCGCGTTCATCAGCGCCAATGTCTGGATGACGTCCTGCGAGTTGTTACCGGCCACGGTAGAAGGCGAGACGATGCCCAGCTCGTTGCAGACCTGCTGGACAAGCTGAACCATCGTCGAGCCCATGTCAGGCGCTCCTGTCCATCGGCGGACGCCCGCGACGCGGTGCCTCGCCCTTGGCTTCGATCAGTTGCGCGACCTGGGCCTGCAGCGCCGCGAGCTGCGCCTTGGCCTCGGCCAGCTCCGCATTCGCGGTGCTTTCGCTCTTGAGCCGCAGGAACGCCTGCGCCTTGAGCCGAAGGCCGACGCCACCCATGCCGACCCGCATTACCTGCGCGTCGCTGGCCGTGGCCACCTGCTCCACGGTGCGGAACTTGAGGATCTGCAGCTCCGCGACCTGCCCGTCGGTGATGTCGCCGGGCGCGGCGTGGTGCCAGTCCTCCAGCTTCGTGCCGGGGATGTCGCCGTTCTCGTTCTGCATCTGGAAGTGAAGCCACTGGCGCGGAAACCGCTCCTTGTGGTCATCGCGCACCGGCTGGTCGATGATGTTCGTCGTGTCGCCGGGCACCATGATGCGGATGAACGGACGCCCCATCTCCTTGTGGGTATAGAACTCCACATGGAGCTTGGCGTCCGCGTTCGCGTCGTCGCTGTCGAGCGGCATGATCAGGCGCCCGCGATGCTGATCCAGGTCGTCGCGGACGTCGCGATGAACAGGACGCGCGTGGTGGCGGTGACGCTCAGCGAGGAGGCGCCGGCGTTGATGGTCGAGCCGTTGGCCGGGTAGACGGTCAGCGTGCTGGCGCCCGCGTTGTAGACGCAGACGACCGCGCCGGCTTCCGTTGGCGGCAGCTTGACGCCAGTCGATGCCGCCGTGGTCGCGACGGTATTCCAGGCCGCGGAGAGCTGCAGCGCGTCGGCGGCGGTCGTGCCCGTGGCCGTCAGGCCGGTGGCGCCGTCACCGCAGATGGAGGTCGTGGCGAGGCCCGAATTGCCCGAGGCCAGCACGCGAGAGGGGATCGGCATAGTCAGTTCCTTTCCTTGCCCATGAGGGCGGCAACGGTCGGGAGAAGCCCCGTCCCGTGAACATACAACTCCGCATCGCCTTCGCACAATTGACGCGCGGCCGTCTGGTACTCCACCGCCTGCCGAACCATCCATGGCGCAGCGATGAAGCGCCTGTCGCCGACCCGGTATTCCTGCCGATCGTCGTCATCGTTCAGCGCCTGGGCGTAGGCATGGCCGTCGCCGGCCTCGGAGTAGCTGCTGTCGAAGCCGAAAAGGTGGATCTTGCGGTGACCGAGCGCGTAGGCGATCGACATGGCCTGCAGGCCGACCGTCGTGCCGCCGCCGATCAGGACCGCCTCGCGGCGGCCGATCCACTCGTCGATTTCGGGGTAGGCCGGGTGCCAGAGCGTCTGCGGATGCCCGGCAATGGCCGCAAACAGCAGCGGGTGGCACTGGCTGGCGATCAGGTAGTGCTGGGCTTTGGGACCATCGACGAAGGCGACGTTCTCGGGCCGGGCGTCCAGCAGGACGTGGAAATTGGCCGTCACGCCAGCCGAGTGCAGCAGCCGCACCGTGCCGTTTGTGGCGTAGACCGTGGCGCCGCGGTCATTCAGCGCAGCGATCATCGGCAGCAGCGGCCGCATGGACGGGCCGCCGCCAACCACGATGGCGGGCTGGTCATGCGCCTCGACGAGGTCCAGCCAGGGGATCGGGAGCGCGCAGGCGGCCTCGACGTTGCGCCGGATGGCGTCATCGCCGGCGTTGCAGACGATCGGCAGGGCGTCGTCAAGGTTCTCGGCAACGATCATCGGACCTGCACCGCGGTCAGGATTACCGAGGGGATCGCGGGAACGGGCGGCGACGCCGCGAAGCCCGCGATGAAGCAGTTGGTGTCGTCGGTTGACCAAACGAGCTCGAAGTAGTCGCCTGCGCTCATTTCTTGCACAAAGTTCCACGCCGCGACGATCTCCGCGTCGCTGCCGTTCACGGCGACCTTCGTCGCGCTGTTGGCAATGTCGAACCCGTTGACGCGGTACCAGATGTAGACGGCGGCCGTCGAAGCCGCAGTCTTGTCGAGCTGGATGCTGAACTGGAAATTGTAGACCCCGGCCTGCGAGCACACGACCCGTGAAGCCGGGCTGCCGATGCTGACAAGGTACGCCTCGGAGGTCGTGTTGAGCGTTACGGGATAGGCGGTGTTGATCGTTGCCGCGTTCTGCGTAGCGGTCGACGAAAACGCGCCGTAGGCGGCTTGCGCCTGAGCGCCGCCGTAGCCCTGCAGATGCTCCCACCGCGTGTTGCTGACGGCAAAAAAGCACGCTGACGAATTGCTGACGACCGCAAGCGATAAATTGCCGCCGATGGTCGTGCCGGTCTCAAACGGATAGACCGTGAGGGACGTTGCCGTCGGGTTCGTCACCCAGATCGTCGCGCCCATCTCGCAGGGCGGCAGCTTCACGCCAGCCCCGGCGGCGACGGTGGAAACCCGGTTGTAGATGCTGGACAGCGCGGTCGCGTCGCTGGAGGTCGAACCCGCCGCGCTCACCGCTGACGCGCCCTCGCCGCAGATTGCGGCGGTGCTCAGCGACGTGACGCCAGAGTTCAAGACGCGCGACGGCAGCGCCATGAATGCTCCCGAGGAAGAAAGGGGCGGCGAGCGTGAACCCGCCGCCCCCAGTCGTCAGATGATCTGGCCCTGCTTGTGCGGACGGTTGATCGAGACGATCACCGTCGACACGCCGGACGCGACCGTCGCGAGGTTCGCGGAGCGAGCCCCGAGCAGCTGCTTGCCGGTGGCCACGGTCGGCATCACCCGGCCCGCGGTAGCGGACTGGAAGATGGCGACCTGCGGATTGACGGCCACGGCGGTCTTCTTCATGACCGCGAGGCCGCCGATCTGGTACCAGCCGAAGGAGCCGGCGCCGTTGGCGGACATCGCGACCGCCACCGGACCCGCGAGGTTCGCCGTGTTGGCGGCCAGCGCGGTCTGGTAGGTGGTGGCGTTGTACGAGACCAGCGAGCCGACCTCGGTGCTGGCGACGCCGACGAGAACGATGAACTCGCCCTCGCCATACGTCGGGTCGAACGCGCGCGCGACCATGCCGAGCGTGGCCGGCGGCGTCGGGATCGCGGACGATCCGTTTGCCATGGTCACGCCAGCATCGGTCTGGTCGATCTGGAGCATGCCCGCGCGGTTTTCGGTGAACGAGTAGGCCATGTGATGGTCCTCCTTAGGCGATCAGCACGCCGCTGAACTGCGGCCCGCTGCTGGTGAGGTTGCCGGCCCAGCCGATCAGCTTGACGATGGCGTCCTGGTTCACCGCCTGACGCTCGCCCCCGATGGGGACGAAGTTCCGGTCCGCGTGCGGGCGGAACATCAGGTACTTGGTGTTCAGGAACCACATGTGGTTCGCCGTCGCCGCGTTGCCGATACCGCCGTCGAGGACGACATCGGAAGCCATGCCCGCGCCGTAGTACTTGAGCGACGCGAAGCCCGCGCCAGCCATGCTCGAACCGCTGTCCGAGATGCGCTGGATCGACTGCAGGGACTGCAGATAGAGCCGGTAGTAGTTGTTGTCCGCGACGATCAGGTCGGGCTTGTCGGTGCCACGGATCAGCTGCACGGCGACCGAATCCATGTACTGCTGGATGTTGGACGCCGTCGTGGCCGAGCCGCCGTTTGTCACGCCCGAGAAGGCGACCGAGCGCCAGAACGACCACGACACGCGGCTGATGCCGCCGTACGTGCCGGTCGCCGGGCTGTCGGGCACCGCGGCCGCGAGGCCGGTGATGTTCTTGCCCGAGTTGCCGGTGCCATCGAGGTAGATGTCGCCGCCGATGCGGTTGGCGAGCTGCGCCTCCGCAACGGCCATGCGGCCATCCAGCAGGTCGATGATCGCCTCCTTGCCCGAGTTCTGGATCATCTCCAGGCCCGAGATCGAGACCGCCGAGGCGTACTGCGTGATCGAGAACTGCGCCGCGGAGATCGGCGAGTTCTGCGAGACGTTGAGCACCTCGTAGCCCGAGTAGGAGTTCGTGTTGTTCGTCGAGGTGTCGTTGTACATGATCTCCTGGAGGATCACGTTACCACCCGAGAACGTCTTCACGTTGCCGCGCTCCTTGAGGCGACGCAGCAGCGCGTTGTTGTTGGTCACGTTGTCGGCGAGCTCGCCGGAACGCGACTGGATGTTCGTCGCGATGATATCGCTGATCGAACTGTTCGCGAACGCCATGAATGGCACTCCTTACAGAGGGTTGGGGTCAGAGCCGGTCTGACATCCCGTCGAACTGCTCGGCGAGAAGGGACCGGCGGTCGGCTGCCTTGGCGGCGGAGGGCGCCCCGGGTGTGGAGGACCGAACCGATACCGCGGCTGCCCTGGCGGCTTTCGCCGCCCTGTCTGCGGATGCCTTGCGCTGCGCTGCGGCTGCGGCCTGTTGGGCCTGCTGCGATGCCGCGAAGAGCTCGGGATCGAGACGAAGGGCCTTGTCGTATGCGTCTTGGAGCGTGGTCGCGACGCCGCTCTGTAGGAGCTGGATCATCGTCGGACGCGCGTCCTCGAAATGCTCGGCCTTCGCGGAGAACTGGTGCACCTCGTCCAGGAGCTTGGCGTTTTCGGCCTCTTCCTGCGCCTGCTTCCAGCCGGTCACCTCGCCACGAATCTTCACGAGTTCGTTTTGAAGCGCCGCGAAGTTCGGATCGACCGGGGCCTGTGGGGCGGGCTGACCCTGCGCGGCCAAGTCTATGCCATACGACCGCGCTAGGGAATGGAAATAGTTGAGCCTGTCCTGCGGCGACGACGAGCGCAGGATGTTGTCTGCCTCCATGAGCGCGCGCACGGCCTGCGGCGCGTCGATCCCGAGCCCGCGGATGGTGTCCATGTAGGGCGCGATCGCCTCGTTCATGGCGTCCGCAAACTCGGCCTTCGCGCGGATCGGCTCGATACCGGCGCGCATCTGCTCTTCGCGCTGGTAGGCGTATTCCTGCAGCTTCGGGTCGGCCTTGGACCAGAAGTCGTGCATCTCCTTCTTCCACGACTGCGGCGGCCGGCGCCAGACGGGCTCCTCCACGGCCTCGGTCGCCTCGCCCGCGGTGGCCTGCGGCCCGGTGGCAGCGGCCTTGGCGAAGCGGCCCGAGGCATCGCGCGCGCGGTCACCGGCAGGCTCCGCGTCGGCTGCAGGCTCGGGCGCGGCTTCCGGGGCGGGCGCAGCGGCCTCTGCCTCGATCGCGCTGAACTGCTCGGCCAGCAGCTCCTTGCGGCTGTCGCTGTCTACCTTTTGGATCTCGCCGTTCATGTCATCTCCTGGTCTGCGACCGCAGGTCGGCCAGGATCTTGTCTGCCTGCCGATCGGTCATGTTCCACAACTGTTCGCGCAGGCGCTTGATGCGCTGCTCGCGGTTAGTCGTGATCGGCTGCCTCGCCTTGGGCATCTCGTTGCCCACCTCGAAGCAGTTGTGCCTCTTCAGGTGCTCGCGGTGCTGCGAGCGGCTGCTAATCCACGAGCCATCCGCCATCGACTTGTAGCCGCCGATGTCGGGAACGATCTGGATCTTCGGCTCGGCACCGGGCGTGGCGACCGCTATCTCGATCATCTCGCCGTCGCGCCACACGTATCGCGTCCTCATAGCAGCAACATCACCTCCTCGTCGTCGGCCTCCAGTTGCATGTCGCGCTGGATTGCGGAGGCGCGCTCCAATCCAGCCATGATGCGGCCGAGGTCGATCCTCGGGGCCTTCAATATGTCGGCGCGGGCCTCGACCCCTGCGGCCTCGACCGCACGCGTGACGACGTATTCCGCGGCATCGGGCAGTGACTGCTTGCCCTCGACGATGCGCTCGTACAGCGCCAGGACGCGCTGCCGGCGCTGATCGGTAACGTCCCGCTCTTCGCGCAACTTCTTGGCGCGGTATTCGCCATCATGGGTGTCGTCGACGACTATGTACGGCGAGTCACCCCACGTCGCCTCGTCCCATCGCCCAGCGTCCCAGATGCCGATCATGCGCCAACTTCAACGCCCATCGCCCTGCCATCCGGGCCGCGGACGATGCGCTTCGGCGCGGCCATGGCCTGCATCAGCGCCTGCATGAGCCCCAGCAGCTGCTGCTCGCGCTGGGCGCTGTCCTGCGCCATCGCCTGAATCATCGAGCGCACGTCCTCGGACATCCCGGTCGCCATGCGGTTGGTGATATCGTTGACCGCGTCGATCGCCGGGACATCCGCCCCCGCCGCGCCGATACGCGCCACGAGGATCTTGGTATCGGCGTCGAGTTGCGCCTTGTGCCGCTCCAGCTCGGCGCGCTGGGCAAGCTCCTCGGCCTTCAGAGCAGCCTCGAAACGCTGGCGCTGCTCTTCGATGGCAGCCTGCGCCTGGGCCTTCATCTGCTCGATCTGCATGTCGGCCTGCAGCTTGGCCTGCTGCATCTGGGCGTCGAACTGCGCCTTCTGCTGCTCGGCCTGCATGCGCGCGGCCTCGGCCTGCTGCTGCATTTGCGCCTTGACCATCTCGGGGTCGGGCGGCGGCGGGGCGCCGGCGTCGACCTGCTGCTGCTGGGTGATCTGCTCCAGCATGCGGTCGAGGGTGCCTTCAATCGGCTCGGCCTGCTTGAACGCGCCGATGCCGTACTTCATCAGCTCGATGACGATCGGCGCGGCCTGCGGCACCTGCTGGACGACCGGCAGCGCCTTTTCGAGGAAGCCGCCATAGGCCTGCACGAACTCCAGCCGGTCCTGCTTGTTCTGCGCCTCGTCAATCTGAACGAGGCTGTCGGACGCGACCTCGATGCGGAAGTTCCGCAGCGGCTTGTCGGCCAGCAGTTGCAGCGCCTGGGGAATCAGCTGCTGGTCAGCCGGCGACATCTGCTGCGCGGCGGCGTACTGCAGGATGGTCTGCGGCTGGAAGAGCTGGCAGATGATCTGCGCCTTGAGGCGGATCAGCTCCGACGCGAAGAGGGCGACCTCCTCCTGCATCGAGCGCAGCCG